CAAAAGCATTGCGGGCGCCAAGTAGGGATCGCTTGAATGGACGTAGACATAGAAATCCGCGTAGAGCGTCCACGCGATCGGCGCCCCTAGCGCCTTGGTGACGGCGTGCCCGCCCTTTTCGCTCATGAACAGCGTGGGCTGCTCAGCCGGGGCCACGTCGGCCCAATGGCGCAGCCGCCGGTTCGCGCTGGCGAAGCTCGCCGCACCGGCCCCAAGCGCCCAGAGCGCGGCATAGATCGACTCACGGACGATCATCGACCGCTCTCCACCGCCAGAGACCTGTGTCCGACGCAATCATTGCGATACTGCCTCCGCCAGAGCCGCCTCCATCTCGTCGCGGATGGCCGGCGCCATGTCCTCAAGCGCCGAGCGCAGGAAAGAGCGTTCGGGGAGATCCATGTGGCGATCGTAGGCGCGCACGCTGATCGTCTTCTCGGCGATCGGCCGACCAAAGGCCTCCCTGATCCGCCGAAGGCTGGTCCTGACACTGACCGTTCCAGCAAAACCGTATTCCTGTACGCCAGCATATCGGCGGTCGGTAAAGACGCTCGCGGTGACGGCGCCGCCGCTCTGATCGACCTGGAGGCTGATGCTCGACCTCAGTGATCCGGTACGGCTCCTGAGCACCTGTCCGCTCAGCTTGTCTTCTTGAACGTGGCGTTGAAGCTCGATCCCGAGCTGAGTAATCCCGCGCAGGAGTCCAGAATTCACTGCGTCAGGCAGCGCGCGCAGTCGCTCCAGCAACTGCACGTCGCCAACAAGATAGGCTGTGATCACACGGCACCCGCTAGGGTGGCCGCGTCTGTCTGGGTCGGCGCCAGCATCAGGAACCCGGCGATCGGCGCGACCACTCGGTATTGCTGGATCAGTGTCTTTATCGAGTCGCTCATATCTTTTTGCGAGTACGATACGGTCTCCCCGCCGCCAATCGCCCGCGCGACCTCGCCAATGCGGCTGCGTTCGCGGTAACGCAGCGCCACGAGCTCGATGCAGGCTTGAGCCAGCTCGGGCGGTGTCAGCGCATAGCCCGCAGTATACTGCAGAGTAACGCATCCCGCCTTTCGTGGCACTACGTACCCCCGGATCACGAGCTGCGTCGGGGTAAAGAGGTACCCCGCTTGGGTCGCAAAGGTGCTGACGACAGCGATGCCGGGTGGCACCGGTGGGGAAGCGGCGATCGGTGGAATCGTCAAGCCATCGACGACTACGAGGCTGACGGCGGTGACTGGGAACGCCGCGAATTGGTAGCGCACGTCGCGCGGTCCGAGGGCGCTCCCCAGACCATCACGAATCTCGATCCAATCCTGCGAAGCAATCTGGCGGTAGAGCCAAGTTTGAATGAATTGGCTGGCTGCAGTGATCAAACGCGTCAATAGCGCATTGTCGGTCGCGGGAAAGGCGCTCTGCCCGGTCTGCAACCACGCCTTGACATCGGCAAGCGTCGTAAGATCACCATAGCTTGCCCCGGGGGGAGCAAAGTTGGCCATCACGCGTGTCCCGGCTCGTGATCCGCCATCGCGGCGACGATGCCCCACATCCGAGCGATCGGGGTCGCGTGTGCGGCGATGTCGCCGAGCGTTGCCATCGCCACCGTCTCGCCATAGGCAGCAGCGAGGTTGATGACCAGAATATTGGCCAGCCCTTCCAACGCAACCGGCACGCCGAGACGTTGGGCCGCACAAAAGAAGGCGCGGTTGATCTCTTGCATCGCCTTGACCACCGGGTCATCGGGGGTCAGCTCGATCGTCATCGAGTCGTCGTTAGTCATCGCGTCACCGTCGGGGCTAACTTATGAGCCAGCGTCGGCGTAATACCGGGGTCGTGGATGACATAGCCGCCATTGTGGAGCAGATGTACGGCTGCCTCGCGCGGTACCCGCACGACCCCATCGAGGTCGTGCGGGTACCGCCTCGTCCCGTGCCCAACCGCATCCCACACCGGGAAGGCGGCCCGTAATGCGATTAGATCAGACACGGAGGTGTCTCCTTCAGCCCAAATCAGAGATTGTCATCAGCGCCGGTCAGCCATTGGCGATGTTGCAGATGACACCCATTGCGAACGGCGCATAGACTGCCAGAACCTCTTCGGCGTAGACGCCGACTTGGCGCTGACGAGTGACGATCGGCCAGTCGATCTGGTAGTAATCTTGCCGGGTTTTGAGCTCGGCGACGTTGGGCACTTCGTTCGACTGGTATTGAATCGGCAGGTTTTCGGCCCAGCCGATGATCGTGCCGGGCGGCACCCGCGGGTGGATCTTGATCGGGATTCGAAGACCGCCATCGATCGCGAAAGGATTATAGTAGAACTGCACCACTCCGGACGCCGTCACCTGGTACTCACCTTGGCTCCCGTCTGCCGGGGAGTCGAAGCGCAGCAACGGCCCTGACGCGTTCGACAGGACTTTGCTGGTGATATTCTTCAGTTCTTGGGAGTTGACGTAGAGGACGGTTGGCGAAAGCTCGAAATTGTCCCACATCTTCTGGAACATCGTGTCGATTTCGACGACGGAGCCGCGACCCGACGCGGTCAGTGGTGTCCCAGTGCCGGCAGTGCCGGTCGGCATGATATTGATATAGGCGTTCGACCCTGGCATGAGCGCGGTGGTCAGCAGGCCGTCATAAGCATAGCTGGAATTGGCCGAGTTATCGCCCGTGATCCCAGTCTGGGACTGGTTGCCGGTGCTGAGCGGGGCCGAGACGGCAAGGCTGTTGATCGTCGTGATGGCCTGCAAGGTCTCGGTCCCGGTCGCTGTCGAGACATACCAGGCGTAAGCAACCACGCCCTGCATCGCGACGACGTTGCAGAACAAGGTCTGGCCGAGGGTTACAGCCTGGCTCGCCTCTGCGCTGATGTTCGACGAGCCACCGGACAGCATATAGCTCTTTCCGTCGGCGCCCGTGACGCTCTTCGAGGTGGCAACGCCGTTCAGGACGGTCGAATTCTGATATCCTTCGAGGGTCAACCCGACGACCTTGACGTAGTAGGTCGCCGTCGGAAGTGTCGCGCCGCTGCCCGACACCGACAATGTCGGGGTTGCCGGCGTGCCGAGTGTCAGTGAGGCGTTGCCGGCGAGGATCGCCATCTCCTCCTTGAGCATCATCTTTTGCAGCAGGCGGAACGTCATTCGCGCCTGAATATCCTCGAATTGGCGGCCGGCCGAGATCGCTTCGAAGGTCGCCGCGTCCTCCTCGCCAATCGTCACATAAGTGGCTGATTTGTTCGAGGTTGAATAAGACATTTGGCCCGAGCGCTGGCCTTCTGGTACCCAGCCCATCGCGTCAAAACCGGAGCCGATAATTGAGTTAACCTGGCGCCAATTCGTTGCTGAGCCGGTGCCGCCGCCGACGCGCGGCATCACGTTCCGGATCGGGGTTACGAAGGGGTAGAGATTCTTGGCCGGTGCTTGAAGGTCGTATGCGAGCAGACCCGTCGCGGTCGAGATCGTCTTGGCGAGCGTGTCATTCGGCTGGGCCAGAGCGCCTTTCAAGAGCTCGAGCGATTCCTGAGTGAGCGGATTCATTTAACGGTCCTCCCGGAAGGGGGGCAATAAAAAGCCCGGTCAAAGACCAGGCTTGGTGACGGCTTCGCGGCGGTCGCGCAAGCGGGCGCTTGCGCTGTCGCTGTCAGGCGAAACAGAGTTTCGCCGCGAGGCCGGATGGCGTGTGTTGGTCTGGTGCCCTGTCAGTGTTCGCCGGTGGCGGCACCGAGCACCCGGATTGGATTGGCATAGCTCGCCTTGATCAGGGTGAGGGTCTGATCTTCCTTGCTCATTTTCGCAAGCGCGGCCGCGATCGCCTCCGGCGAGAGCGGGCTCTCACTAGCGCTTCCGGTGCTACCGCCATCCTGCTGCTTCGACACCGAGACGCTGCCTCTGGCGATCGTCAATGGCGGAAGGGGAGTACGGGCGATGTCGTCGACCCGCTTCGACAGCCGATCGAGCAGCGGCACCATTTCGCCAAGCGCCTTGACCAGCGCCGTCTTTTCGGCCCGTTCGTCGGCCAACACTTTGGCGAGGTCTTCCGTCCGTAGAGCTTTCACCGACTCGAATTCAGTGCCCTGGTGCTCTTCCTCGCCGATACCCGCAGCGTCGCATTTGGCGCCGGCAGCGACCAGGTGACCGTGCGCGGTGCGCAGGTGCGCCATCGTTTCGCCAGAATGGCGGGCACCTGCCTTTGCGACCTCTTCGGTGTTGGTGCTTCCTGCAGGCGCCGGTCCCAAATCAGCAGCCGGCGACAGCTGAAAACATGCCATCCCGCCGGTCAGCTTGCTGATGCATTCATGGGCGATATCCATTAGATTCTGGTGTGCACGGCCGCGCTTGCCGCCCGCCGGTGTGATTGCGCCCGACCCTTTTGAACTGTCGGCCGTGGCATTGTCACCGGGGCAGAAATCCGATGGCGGCGGCTCTATCTGTGGCGCGATGTGCTCCATATTGCCCGCTGCGTCGACCGTCGAAATCTCCCACGGAGCCGCGCCGGCCTCGCGAAGATGGTCGCAAGCCTTGGCCATATGCGCCTTCTCCTCGACCGACAGACCGTCGATCTTCAAGCATTTGTCGCAAGCGCAGAGAGCCATGTCCACGAGCGCTTGGTCACCTTGCGAGTGCTTGGCCTTGGCGAGAAGAGCGGCGGCGAGCTTCTGCATGTGCGGGTTCCCTGTCTTGAGGAGAGCGGCAATGCGCGCGGCTCCTGGCGCGCTAGCGGTCATCGCAATCAATTCAGCAGCGCGCTGTGGGAGACACTCGTCATCCACTTGCACGTCGCCAAGAAGCTCACCCGTTTCTTCGGCCACCAGTGCGTTCAAAAAGCCGCACAGTTCGCTGATGATCGACTGAAGTCGGGGCGGTTGCAGCGAGTCATCGCCCTCGATCGCGGCCTCAACCTCGAGTGCGTCCTGAAGCCAGTCGAGGTCGTAAATTATTTGAGCCACGTGACCAACATCGCAAAGCGCCTTGGTTAGCGCTGCAGAAGATGCCTTTTCGTCACCCATGGCCGAGGGCGGTCCCTCGATGTCTATCTTCTCTTTCCAGGCGGCGATGATGGCCGCTCTGATTCGGCCGACTTGATCGCTAGTGTATCGCTGAGCGTTGCTGGGCCTGTTGATGTAGTTCCAGGCAGCGCGAATGTGACGCTGTGTGTCGATCGGGTAGCGACGCTTTCCGTCCGACTGGTATCCGGGGTCGGCGTAATTCAGCTCTCGGTGGCCCTCAAGCAAACTGCCGGACGTGCTCGTATTCTCACGGCCATCAGCCCCCTGTTCCCCGCCAGGGGCAAGCTTAGCGAGCGCCCCTTCGGCCGTCTGAATTGCCCTTTTTGCCGCATCGATCGCGGTTTCGGTTTTGGTAGCACTATCGGCTTCCGGGTTGCTCACCGGCGGTGAAGTCAGAGTCGTTTCCGGTGATGGCGGCAAGTAAACGTCTGCTGCGCCGAACGCCTGCCTTTCGAGGCATTTGACGGCATCGCCTTTGCCGCGATGATGATGATCGGCCACCCCACAAGCCCAGATTTGAATCGGAGGGTTGAATGGCTCTCGCGTAGGCGCAGGCGATAGCGTCGGCGGTGGACGCGACTCCGCTTGGCAGCGAGTCTCGTCGGAAACGGCGGAAGCCTTCCAGCAGTCGAATATCGCTTCGGGGTTTGACGGACGATCGACGAGCGAGATTTCGTTGAGAACCAGGCCGGTGATTGCCTTGGGGTTGCCGGCCTCGCGGTGTGTGACTCGGCCGCCGATCGAAAAGGCGCGATAAACCTGGTTTCTAACTTTGGTGATAGCGATCGGGTCGACGACATGGGCGACGATCCGGGTCGCCCCATCGTCACCGACCTCCGCTTCCAGCGTCGTTCCAGCGGCTGAGAGCTGGTGCATTTCGCGCAGTGCTGGAAAACGCATGTAGTCCGGGATCGCCGCGCGCATCGCGTCAGCCCGAACGATCTCACCTTGGTCGTCCACCACTTCCGACGACGCGATCCCGTGCACCCGCACGGTTCCGTCGTCTTGAGGCTCGACCTTCTCGATTGCGCCATAGAGTCGCATGATCAACATCCCGCCAATGAGCCGCGTGAGCGCGTCCGGTAGCTGGTCATTTTCCCGGCGGCTCCCGACAAAGCGATCCCGCATCCCCTTCCCGATCGCCCGCGGCGACAGGCGCTGGCTGCGAAAGCGTCGGAAGCGGCCGACCTACTGCCTGAGCCAGTATTTTAATCGCTCCCAACACCTGATCCACCGCCGAATTGTCCGGAACAAGAATTTTGACGGCCGCGGCGATGAGGCCCGCCCAGACTGGGTCTCCCGTAACGAAATAGCAGACCGTGCCGGCGAGGATGCCAAAGCCGATGACCGTGCTGGGCTGGGGCGGCCAGCGGAACGCTGTCTTCTGGAACATATGTCTGTTATCCGATCAATTCATCGCACTGACTTCGAACCAGGCGGCAACCACGTCATTGGCTGCGCCGGTCGTGCAGGACGAGCCCGTCAAGGCAATGACGATAGCGCCCGCCTCGACCGCTGTCGGAAAGACCGGCAGGCCGATCCCGCCATGGATGCCGCCGAGGATTGCGGTACCTTGTGCGTACTGCGTGTT